ACAATTAATGAAAGCGATGATGATAATATGCTGAAAAAATTATGTAGTGAAATTAATGGTTTACCAGAATTTATTTGTATAAATGAAATTAAAAAAATGGATAAAAATGAATTTATAATAAAATATGGCGTTTTTGATATAGAACAATTAGATGCTAAAATTGAAAAGTTTGAAACATATGAAAAATTATTAGAAGAAATTGGTAAATTTGATTTTCCTGTAGAAATCAGTAAACCAACAAAAAAATGGTTCGATGAACGTATTCAAAAAAAAACTAATAATATTTGGTTAGATAGAATGACTAAAAAAGAATGGAAAAAACAAAATATAGAAGATTATAGAAATAACAAATTAAGAAATATATCCAATACTCGAAAAACTCATTTATGGAATTTGTGTTACGATAGCGATGATAATATTTATATTTCTTTAAGATATACGGGAAACAAAATATTGCCTTCTTACACCACTAATTACATAAATAAAATACCATATATTATTGAAAATAATATTGTCAAATATTCTATTCTCAAACAAATATATTGGCAACAAGATAATACTAGTGCCGATGATGATAGTGAATATGTAGAAAGGAAAGAATTACCTGATAAATATTACTGGAAAACTGTTGACGATTGGTTATATTTTTATGATAAAGATAAACCTGAAATATATTCATTTGATATATTAAGTCTTCCAACTATTTCACATGAAACAGAAAGTATTGGTAATAGTATAATAAATAATATAACGAATACAATAATAAATGATAATATAATAATATTTAATACTTCATGTTGTAAAAAAACGGATATTCATAATTTACGTTTTGGAATTTCAGATATTTACAAAATATATCAAACTTGGTGCATTAATAATAATAAAGAATGTTTAAAAAAAACCAAATTTAAGGAAGAATTTGAAAAATTGAATTATAAAGAAGAAGAAAGTAAAGGAATTGATATAAATAAGAAACCAGGAAAAAGAGGTTATAATTTAATGGTTTCAATTTAATTATATTGTTTTATTTATATAAATTTTTCGTTAATACTTAAAAATAAATAATCATTATCATATATCTTCCCAAAATTCCCAAATGAAATACCCATATATATTGCTTTTTCGCTATAAAAAATATTCATCTCAAATAGACAATTTTCTTCTTGAAAACGAAAGTAAGTTCAATTGTTCTTTTTTTATTACCCACAAAAAATCGGATTTAAATAATTTTTTTGATGTGAATTACAACCTTCTTGTAACAATTGGAGAGAAAGAAAACGATCATGCAAAAGGCACAACAGACGACCCGATAAATGAATATTCTCAAGACATTTTTTCAATTTTACCCAAAAGAATAAATGATCGATGGTTACATTTTCCAATAACCAATTTTAAAGAAGAATTTATCATAGATTTTTTCAATCGTAGAGTAAATTATTGTTATTTGAATTATGTTACAGACAAAAAGGCGATGTGCCCTGATTTTTCCTTATTTACTACTTGTTATAATTCCTATGATAAGATTATTCGTGCATACAATAGCATCAAAACCCAAACCTTACTCGATTGGGAATGGGTTGTTCTTGATGACTCGCCAAACGACGAACATTTTGTATTTTTAAAAAAAACATTATCCAACGACAAACGTATTCGTCTTTATAAAAGAAGTGAAAATAACGGTAATATTGGAAATGTCAAAAATGAAGCCGTTTCATTATGTCGAGGCAAATATCTCCTGGAAATGGATCATGATGATGAAATATTGCCATCAGTTTTATCCGACTCCGTTAAAATATTCGAAGATGATCCTGATGTCGGTTTTATCTATATGAATTTTATTAATATTTATGAAGATGGGCGTAATTTCAAATACGGTGATTTTTTAGCACTTGGTTATAGCGGTTATTATATGGAAAAATACAATGGCAAATGGGTTTATGTTTGTGTGTCGCCGAATATTAATAATGTCACGTTGAGTCACATAGTTAGTGTACCAAATCATCCAAGAATATGGAGAAAATCAACACTTATGAGTATTGGTAATTATTGCGAGTCCTTGCCTATTTTGGATGATTATGAACTCCTTGTAAGAACTGCGTTGAATACTAAAATGGTAAAATTAAATACATTAGGTTACGTACAATACATGAATGATAATAATAATAATTTTTCATTGATTCGTAATTCAGAAATTAATCGAATCATTTGGGATTTGAAACGCGTTTGCTATGAAAATTATAAATTAGACGATAATATGAAAACTGTAAATGCATATGAAGATCCAGATTATATTTATAATCATAGTCAAATATGGAAGCGCTCTGGTTTCGAACATAAATTTTGTAATAAAAACATAAATTTGGAGTACAAAAAACAAATTTGTATTTTAGGCGTGAAAACTTTTCTTGACAATATGCCAAAAATTCGTGAATTATATCAAGACCACACAAATGATTTTATTTTATTGGATAATCAATTAAACAATGAAACATTATGCAATTTATTAGACACGCACAATTTTTCACGAATGAAATGTTATAACATGAACGATTCTAGTTACGAAGAATTAGAAAAATATTTTCACTTAATATACAGAAGCAGTCATGACTACTATATTTATGTTTAGAAAATATTTAGAAAATATTTTGAAAATATTTTTTCTTCAAAAATGTAATTTACATGATATAGGTTAGAATATCTATATCATCAATTAAATATTTATCTTTAATCTGGTCAATTAAAATGGCATATATAATATTTCGTTTGTATTTTCTATTTTTATTGATATCATTTATAATCATAGTTAAATTAATTGCAGGAGACCAATTGTATTTACAATTCAAAGACGCACAACATAGACATTTTTTTTTATATAATTTTTGTGAATAATCGCCAAATCTATTAGATTGTAATTTTAATAAATTAGAATATGGTTTATTATTATATAAAATGCTAGGAGGGTGAAATGGATATTTATTATCAATTATGAATACATAACTTTGAAGTTTTGATCCTTCTTCTATCCTTATTGAAAAACTTACATGTTTTAATTCTTCATTATTATAAACGTGTACAATAGAATTTGGAAATTTTGTATTCAACTCGTTATATTCTCGCAAAAGTCTAGTTTTAATGCATTTTATATTAATAGATGAAATAGCATTTTTATTTGGTTGATCTATTAATGATTTAAAAAAATAGTAAACATTTTCTTTCGTTTCTTTAGGTAATTGTAACATTTAGTATTATATAATATGTGTTAATTTATTTATATAATATTTGTATAATAATTCTATAATAATTTTATAATAATTTTATTCATATATTATATGAGTAAAGATATAAAAAATATTTGCAAAAATTTATCATTTCAAGATTGTGAATTATCTATATTACGTATGGCAGTGGATAAAGCCGAAGAAAAAATTGGTAGAAAAATTGTTAATTCGGATGATGTAAAAAAAATAATAACAATTGTAGAGAATTTTATAAAAAAAAAGAATTTAATTTGTTATGGTGGAACTGCAATAAATAATATTTTACCCTTGGAAGATCAATTTTATAATAAAGATGTAGAGGTTCCGGATTATGATTTTTTTACTCCGAATGCATTAGACGATGCCAAAGAATTAGCTGATATTTATTATGAAGATGGTTATACAGAAGTAGAAGCCAAGGCCGGACAACATCACGGAACTTATAAAGTTTTTGTGAATTATATGCCTGTTGCCGATTTGACTCAATTTCCAAAAGAAGTATATAATGCACTAAAAAAAGAGGCTATCCGTGTAAATGGTATATTATATGCACCCCCTAATTTTCTCAGAATGGCAATGTATTTGGAATTATCAAGACCAGCCGGCGATATTTCAAGATGGGAAAAAGTATTGAAGCGGTTGACTTTATTAAATAAACATTATCCTTTAACCAAAGTTAATTGTAATAATGTTGAATTTCAGAGAGAAATGGAAGATACAAGTCTAGAAGATGAAATATATGAAGTTGTGCGAAATACATTAGTCAATCAAGGTGTAATATTTTTTGGAGGATATGCAATTTCATTATATTCTTTGTATATGCCAAAACATTTAAAAAAAAAGGTAGAAAGATTTGCGGATTTTGATGTCTTATCAACTGAACCTGAAACCGTTGCAGAAATAGTTAAAGAGAGACTAAAGGATATTGGTGTAAATAATACCAAAATTATTTATCATGAACCTATTGGAGAGGTAATTCCCGAAAATTATGAAATTGTTGTAGGAAATGATACTGTTGCTTTTATTTATAAACCAATTGCCTGTCATAGTTATAATATATTAAATATAGACCGTCAAAAAGTAAAAATAGCTACTATTGATACTATGTTGAGTTTTTATCTCTCTTTTTTATTTACCAATAGACCTTATTATAATGATTTTTCAGAAAGAATTCTTTGTATGTCCAAATTTCTTTTTGATGTCCAGCAAAGAAATAGATTAAAGCAAAAGGGGTTGTTAAGACGATTTAGTAT